AGAGAAGCCCCAGATGGCGACCGCATCCTCGATGGCCTTATAGACCAGTTGCTTCGCGGCGTTGATGTAGTAGATCGTGCCGCAGTTGATCGCGAGATAGTCCATCTGGTAGCGCCATGTCGTGCCCTGAATATTCTGCCCGGTGGACTTCCACTGGAAGAACGCGGCGTCGATAGCAGGCTGGGTCGTGTTTGCAACGAGGGTTGTGGTATCGAAGCCAGCCGGAATGTCGAGGTAGGTCGAACATAGAAGCTGCACCAGATCGCCGTCGTAGGAGGTGTTGGCTTCATTGGGCGGCGCGTGGGTGTAATCGGTCGTGACCCGGAACACGAGCTTGTCGAACAGGATGTTGTAGTCCACTCCGCGCAGCACCCACTGGCGGACCTTGACCTGTGAAGGAGTCGAGGTGTCCACGATGGTCGCAAAGGTGCGGCTGACCTGCGTCACGTAGCCGCCGAACATCTGCACCGCATCAATGGTCAGCGTGACTTCCTTGCCAGTGACGAAGGTATAGACCTGATCTGGATCATTGACGGTCAGCTCGAAGGTTCCAGGTTGCGCCGAAAGCTGCGACTCGAACGAGCAATTGGAATACTCGACTGATGTACTGATCTCGTTCCCGTCATAGGTGATCGAGATTGTCGAGGGCAGGTCGGTCATGCAATCACGGCCACTTCAAAGTTGGCGCAGAACCACAGGGTAGAGTCGCCGGTAATCGGGATCAGGTTGTCAATACCGATGAGCCCTTGATCGGGCAGTTCGATGTACTGGTTCGCGGCGCGCATGAACAGCCCATCCACCCAGAGCTGAGATGTCCCAGCCTGATAGCTGCCGCCGACATTGAAATACTGATAGTTGGTGTCAGGCGGATTCGCGGCCGCAGTCGGAACCAGACAGGTTGGACCGTTAGGTGGGGTCACAGGAGTCACCTGATTGCACCATGTTGCCCCGTACAGATAGTCGCTGGTCAGTATCCAAGCGTCATGGCCTGGTATATCGAATTCGTTGGCAGCATCGCCGAGCCAGTACGTCTCCGTTCCAACAATCGGTGTTCCGCCTTGAGGAGACAGGTGATAGGTCCCGCTGGTCAAGGTGAAACTTTCTCCAGCGGCGACCGTGAATAAAGGATCGATGTTGAGCAGGGCCAGAGCAGCGGAATTACCAGCGGTCGTTCCGGTCGTCACGTCACCGAGCTGGTAGACGCCAAGCCGTGTCGCATAGGCGGCATTGTGAAATGCCAAGGAATACGTCGTGGGAACGGCTCCAGTCGAAAGGACCAGCCATTCCCGCAATGGGTTGGCGGGCCATTCGCTGATAGGCGTTACAGCGGTATAAAGGATCGCCGTGTTGACTCCGTTATACAGCACTCGCACGCCAGTAGTGAGCGATGACCATTGTGCATCGCCAATGTGGTTGATGTCGGCGTTCTGAACCGCGTAAACGGTGGTGGGCGTGCCGCCGACAAATGCTCCCCCGCAGGCATAGCCGCTAACGAATTCCAGGTATGAGATCGTCGCCGTGGCGTCGGTCGTATTTCCGAAGTAGTAGCGCATAAAGTGACCGCCGCCGACGGTCCCATCCAGTGTGATCTCAATGGTCCACGGTCCAGGTTCCGAGGCAGACGCGAACCACGTCTTGATATGCAGATTGCCGTCTGCTCGCATCCTGACCTTGATCGGCTGGCCCGCGAAGCCAGTGAGCTGCCCGTTCAGGCTCGCATCGAAAAAGCCGCCGCCTTGGTTCTGACCGTAGGCATATAGGTCTAGGCTTGTGCCATTCCGAGTGAAGTCGATGTCATAGCTGGGATCAAAACCGTTCCCTTCTAGCGCCACGCTCATTACGTAGTTATTGCCGCCAGACGGAATGATGATCGTTGTCAGAATCTCGATAGGCGAAGTCGTAGAACCTTCTGGCAGAGCGAGAGTCATGTGCTTGTAATCGGTCGTGCCGCTGACGATTGCCGCGCTCGGAGTTACCGAGAATTTGGAAGCAGGGCCAGAAGGATTCCACGGAAAGCCGTCGATCTCACTGAGTCCCCATCCGCCAACAAACGTGCGGTTGAAGGTATCAACCGTGCTGCATACGCTGGGAACAAACCCGCTGCATGGTCCGATTACAGGACCGATACGCGGAATGGTGATGTTCAACGGAATCGGATTTGGAATGCCGAAATGAAACGGCACCACGTCGAAGCCGATCCACGGCGTGTCGTACTCGGTCGCAATCGTCAGGTCCCAGCGAGCCTGCTCAGTCGTCGGAAAAGTGACCTTGATGGCGCGAATCGGGATCGTGTCATCGAAGCCGAACACATCTGAGACGACATGGACCTTCTGGGCCACGCGGAAACCTGGAACGAAGATCGCGCATTTGATGGCCTTGGCATCGTCCTTGTGGCCGCGAAGGGATTGCGGCGAGCCATTGACGAAGGTGCTCGCGGTGCGATCCACGGTCGCTTGCTTGAAGGCGCTGATAGTGGGCTCGGCGTGCTGCCAGCGGCCGTGATCGCTGATCGAGGTTGCATCCTCTACGCGGGAGAACACTGGGCTCGTGGTCGCCTGGTCCAGTCCCCAAACCAGCGCGTCGTTGATAAGGTCCGCGCCGTCGAACAGGATTTCCATGTCGCGGCAGCCGATCTGCCCCACGCCCGGATCGTCGGAGATTCCGAATGGCGCATCCTCGGTTTCTACGTCGGCGTACACTAGGTTTTTATCGGGATCGAGATACCAGATCGCCCCGGTATTGAAGGCCATGCGCCGCATGAACGCATCCCAGTTCATGCCCGCCTGCCCGAAGATCAGCTCGTCGGTCGATGGAGTCGAGACGTGCTGCACCAGAGACGTGCTGATCCCGTCGCCCGAGAGATCGAGGTGGTTCGCCACGTAGTAGTCGATGACCACCGAGTCGAAGGTATCGGCCGGGAAGCTGGTCATAATCACATTGCGCGGCTCGGAGAAATCCTCCAGAAACCGCTTCTGGAACAGGACGTTGTAGTCGGTGCCATGCACTTCGAGGTAGCGTGGCACGGCATGTACGCGGCAGCGGCAGTCGTACGCATCGAAGAAGTACCCGCGCTCGATCTGGCTGATGAAGCCGCCCCATGTCCGCACACCGTCAATATCGAGCGTGACTTGCTTGCCCACGACCAAGGTGTAGACGTGCGCCGAATCCCTCACCCGGAAGTTGCAGGAACCTGCTCGGCCATTCGCCATCGAGGTGAAGGTCGCCGCTTCGAGCACAACGTCATTGGTGATGTCGGTGCCATCCACCGAGATCACGATGTTCATTTAGGACCCGCTGGGCAAGCGGAAGCCGAGAAGTGAGGAAGTGCGGCCGAAGCGCTGGGTCACGATGTCACTCACCTTCGCGGCGAGTTTGTCGATGTCCTCGTCGGAGCGGATCGTATTTCCGGTGATAGTGATGTTGACCGTGACGCCGCTAGAGCTAGAGAACATGGTCTGCGGCGAGGTAATGCCTGCGAAGCCCGCGGCGTAGTGCGGCTCTGAGCCCATCGAACCAAAGTAGCCTTCGGCATAGCGCGGAGCCGCAGGCATGGAACCGACATAGCCATCAGCGAATCGCTGGCTCAGGTACCCGACGTAACCCTTAGCGTGGTGAGCAATATCTGAGAACCGAGAGATGTCAGAAAGGCGCGAAGTTCGGTCCACGTATCCGACATAGCCAGTCGCGTAGCGAGCCGTGTTATTGACCTGGTTCGTCCGATTCGTCTCAGAAATCGAGCGATGGTCTATGTAACCGACATAGCCTTCCGCGAACTTCGGAGGGTTCTTGACGATACCGACGGTCTGGCCCTTGGCTTGTCCGACCGTCATCTGCATTGCGCCAGTCGGATGAACCGTGACATCGCGCGGTTGAGCTAGAACTGCTACCGCTTCGGTCCCCGCCTCACCAGCATGGAACGTAGTGTCATTACTGACGCTACCTAGATAGCCGGTCTGGGCAAAGAACCCGCGACTAGGTGTACCGCCCGTTGTTACTCCAGCAAGCTGAGACGTGACGTTTATGATCTGACCCGTGACGTTCTTCAGATATGTGTTGAACGCACTGCTGAATGCGGTCGAGGTGCCCGAGAAGAAGGCTGCGGCGCTTTGCTCCAGAGTCTCAGCGGACTGCTTGTACTGTTGGATGAAGCCTGCGGCGTCGCTGATGACACCTTGAATCAACTGCTCGCCAGCTTGGAGATAGGTATTCAGGTCGGCGGTGGAAGCGTCGATCTCGGCTTGGATACGCTGTAAGGCTTCCTGTGCGCCAGCCGTGTCAATCGTGACCTGCCGCGCCCGTTCAAGTAGTGACAGGGCATGGACCGCGGTGATGTAGTCGCGGTTGTGCTGGATGTCCTCGATGCGGAAACTGATCGGCAGGGCGCGGCCTGCTAAAGCAACCTGCTTCTCGCCGAGAGTCAGTTGTTCCTTCTGAATGTCGAGCTGCTTCTGCGCGAAGGCTGCCTGCTGCTTGGCGGCTTCCTGTCGCAGTGCGGCTTCCTCGGGAGATTCACCAGGGCCGCCCGCGAAGCCTGCGACGGCGACTTGGAAGTTGAGTTGGCGCTGGGCAAGTTGAAGCTGGAGGGACTGACTCTGAAGCTGGAGTTGCTGCGACTGAAGGGTGAGTTCGGCGCTCTGCCGCCCAAGGACAATCGCCTGCTTCTCGTAGATGCCGAGATTGTCTCCGGCGATTGACCCGATGCGCCCGGTGATCTGGGCAAGGTCAGTCAGGGCCAGCTTCTGCTGGCGAATCTGCTCGTTGTACTGTGCTGTCTGTAGCCCAACCTGTTCTTGGGTGATCCCTGTCTGAAGTGCGGCAGCTTGTCCACCGAGCTGCTGAATCCTAGTGAAATCGGCACCCGCCGCAGCCTGAGCCTGCGGCCCCAGACCCGAGGTGATGTTCTGAATCTGGACCCGTCCAGCCTCAATCCGCTGCGCTTGGATGGTGTCAATACCCTTGATCGAGTTTCCGATGAGTGCGGTGATCTGGGAACTGACGGCACTCAGTCCACCTGGAACCGTGACACCTGCTGGCAGGAACGGCTGTGCGGCGCGCGCAATGGCAATCTGGGCTTGAAGTTGATCGCGCTGGGCCGCAGCCTGAGCTTGGACCTGGAACTGCCGCGCCGGAATGGTCTGCTCGCGCAGTTGAGCAAGGGCTTCTTGTGGGGCAGGGATGGCAGCGCCACGAGTTGCACCTTGGAAGAATTGCGTAGCCTGTCGGACATTCTGTACGCCGCCAAAGGCATTCTGTAGGACAAATCCAGCCTGCTTGAGATTCTCTCGCTGGTCCTCGGGAACCTTGAGTGCTTCGAGGAGCTTCTGCGTCTGGTCGATCTGACTCTGATTGGTAGAGCCGCTGATCGCGGTTCCAAGGTCCCGCACATTTGGGGAACCCCGCTTGGCAGCATCATCGAGGTCCTTGATAGCCAGCGTAAAGACCGACAGGTCTTGAGCGGCCTGACCAGTCTGAGCTTGAGAGCGCAGGTTCCTCTGGAAGTCGGCAGGATTCCCAGAAATTCCCGGCAGACCGATACTCGGCAGGCCATTCGCGGTGCCAGCGCCAATACCAGCCCCAGCCAAGCCTCCAAGGATTGCTCCAATGCCAGCAGCAGGCAACGAGAACACTCCGCCGCCTGCGATACCACCCGCTACACCACCAGCAAGGGCACCACCGAGAATGCCAGCTCCGCCGCCGATGGCTGCTCCACCGATAGCCCGCTGCTGTGCAGCGCCTTGCGGTGTCAGACGAGCAAGTTGCTCTATGGCTCCTGGCGTCTGGAATAGCGGCGTATTGAGGAATCCGCCGATGCCCGTGCTGATCCCAGGGATAGCACCCGGCGTCTGTCCAAAGCCAACCGCCTGACCCGTGCCAGCCAGCCTTAGCTGATTCTGGAGTTGCGAGGCGGCATTGATCTGGTCGATCTGGTCCTGAAGTGCCTTGCCGCCTGCCTCCAAAGACGTGCGCTGTTCAATAAGAGGACGAATACTGGCGGCGACGCTCTCGGAAAGTCCAGACTGCGCAAAACTGGCCGCCACCGCTAGTTCAGTATTACCCTTCAGAGCGCGGCTCTGATCCGAAAGTGCATCGGTCAGCGAATTCGTTAGCGTGGTGAAGCCGGTGACCCGCTCAATGGCTGGATCAAGAGCCTTGGCTGCCAGTCCTACAACGGCCGTGACACCCTGCATCGCAACGCTGAAGGCGAGTCCACCGATCACACCACCAGCGAAGGACGCGGCCAGCGCCGAGCCTCCGGTATTCAGCGCGCCGAGTTCCTTATTGACACCTGCCAGACCTTCGCGCAGCGCCGGAAGCTGACCCCGTAGTTCACCGAGCCGCTTGCCTGATAACTCGTACTGGGCGTTGAGCTTCTCGAACTTCTCAGGCTCACCGATAGCGGCCGTGGCAGCCGCATGTTCGGCAGGCAGCCGTTTGGTGATGTTTTCTTCTTCCTTGATATTCGCGACGATCTTGGAAGTGAAATCGCGCTGCTGATCTTCAAGTTCGGCGACCTTGCCACGGGCACCGGAGATCGTGAAGAACAACGACGAGATCGTGGAACGCAAGCTACCGACACGCGCTTCGCCCGCAGTTGTGACTCGCTGCGCGCGAGCCTCAGCGATTTCAGGAAGTTGGGCAGCTCGCTCAGGTAGTGCCTCACCTGCGGTGGGAAGGCCGGTAGCCGCGACTTCCTCCAGCGGCCGTGGCACCTGAGGTACCGGAACTCCCGATGCCAGCAACGAGCCAATGGTCTTGATCTGCTGCTCGCGTGGCAGTTCTCCTACCTTGCGACCGCCGTATGGCACGTTGGCAAAGGCTCGCAGATGTTCCTCGGTGACAGGCGCTGGGGCTGCTGGTCCAGCCGCTGCAACCGGAACCTGGATCGCGGGACGAACGATGGGAGCAACCCTAGCCGCTGGATATACCGGAGCCGGGAGAAGGCTTCCAGTAATCGCCTGACGCAGTAGTTCTGTTGCTTGGACTGCGCCACCTGGAGCGGGTCGTTGCAGCGAGGCGGTCTGGGCAGTCTCGATCTGCTGGCGCGGCGTAAGCCGCACGATCTGCTGGAGGAACTGCTGAGTTTGGGTAAGTTCAGTGCGGCGCGCCCGAGTAAGGGTTTCCTCGTTCTGAGTCAGTTCGGTCTGGACACGGCGGAGGGCCTGCTGTGCTGGAGTGTCGGTTGGAGCCGCAACGACCCGTCCACCGATGGCTTCTCCGGCTGCTCCGCGTGCTCCAGCAGGAGCGCGGAATTGTGAGCCAGTGGCCGCGAGACGAGGATCGAATAGCGCTCCGGGCTGAACTGGTCGTCCGCGTCCCAATTGCCCTTCAAGCTCGGTGATCCGTGCAGCTTGAGAACGGACGATCTCGCTCAATCCGGGTGCGGCGCCTGCTTCCTGCGCACCGCGAATCCCACGAGTCGGAGGGAATATCCGAGATGGCGGGAAGTTACCCTTCACATAGCCAAATTCGTCAGGCTCTATTGGCTGTTCGACTGGAAGTGGAGGAAGCTTCCCAGAGCGTCCGCTTAGTGGTCCTTCCCGACGCATTACATGGGCGGGGAGAGCCGTATAGCCAAGTTCTTGGGCCGCGATAAGACGATGGTGACCTTCAGTAAGGGAAGCAGCCCTATCGGCCACGCTATAGTCGATTCCAAGCGGTTCATCCAAACCGCGCTGCTGTATCGAAGCCTTTATTCTCTCAATCGTTTCACGGGACTGAGGTCCAGAGCGTTCAAGTTCTCGCATCCGATTGAGGAGCGGGATTGGAACTAGAGAGACATTCCCTGCTTGTGCCTGTGGAGTATTCCTCCAAGCGCCACCTGGAGCAGTGAGTCCAGCGGCTTGCCGCAGTTGTATGTTCTCAGCACGGAATCGAGCAGCTTCTTCCTCCGCTTGTGGGTTTCCTCTAGTGAACGCTCGTGCTCCTGGCGGTAGCGGCACGCCGCCTATTGATTCGACGCCCTCTGCCCCAACAGGACCGCCTCTACCAGTCGGGAAGACACGCCCGATGCCTGCGGCGGTTGGGAACTGGACCGCGCGTCCTAGAGCATTAGCGCGGCTCTGGGCCTGTGCTCTTATCTCCTCCTCGGGAATCTGGTTAGCTACCGGGACCGCGATCTGCGGCCGCGAGATGATCGGCACCAAAGACTGGCGGACATTGCTACGTGCCGTTTGGGAAGCGGCGTTGACCTCGGTCGCCAGTTGGGCATCGTGAGTTTTGAGCGCCTGGTCGAGTTGCGGCGTGAGCGAAGCGGCCTGTGCTGGAGAGATGAACCGCCCACCGATACCACCCGGTGCTCCAGACGGAGCACGGAAGACCGGAACGATGGACGCTCCGGCAGCCTCCGCCTGAAGCAGCCGCGTGGTCTGTTCGCGAAGGACCGCGGCCTGCTGACGAGTGGGAGCCGAAAGAGCAGTGGGAATCGCAACCGCTGTCCCGCCGCGTGCCGTGGCCTCGGTTGCCGCACGAGCTGTAGCGGCGACAGCCTGTTGACTGGGCGGCGCGACGTTGGCGGTGATCTGGACAGTGAGGCGACCATATTTCTGGTCGAAGGCACGGTACATACCCGCAGCCCGCTCAAAAGCGGCCTGCAAGCCAGTCGTGTCTCCAGTTATCTCGGCGCTTAGGCCCGAGATTTCGTCTTCGGCCATTCGTTACTCCACGTCGATCTCGTCTTCAGGCTTCTTCTGCCACGCCTCAGCTTCGTAGTCAACTTTGTCGAGCACCGCCCAGAGCATCTTTCGATACTGGGCAGCAGGGCGCGACGCTACTTCGTCAGGCCATTTGCCATACGCCATTGCAACGATGTGCTGCCAGAACTCCGAGTCGCTCAGGCGTTGTCCGCTTTTCCCACTGATTCGCGGGCTGGGAAATGAACGTCATTCACCGCGTCATACAACTGACCGCGCTTGGTGAACGGCAGCTTGTTGATCTCGGCAATCGTCAGCTTGGGGCTGATTGCCTTCTCGGTCATGAACTTGAGGAGAGCGCTGGTGTCGATGCCAGTCTCGGTCTTGGCTTTCTCGATGCACTCGTCATAGGTACCGCCATCGAGTTCATTGACGGTATAGGTGGTGCCGCCGATCTCGACGGTCTTGGCTGCGAATAGGCTGTTGTTCTCGCTCACGACTGCGAGTCCTGATCGTCTGGCGGGCATTCTGAACTCCTCAAATACGCTGCGGCCTTGAACAAAATCTTAGGTCTGTCTCGTGCCGCTCCTAGCAGTACGTTGCAGTGACTACACAGTAGTGCTCTTACACGTCCCGTCTTATGATCGTGATCCACATGGGTAGCTTTGGACGAGGGAAACACGAACCCGCAGATCGCACATCGACCTGCTTGCCCAATGAGTTGGTTTCTGAACCACTCTAGTGTTGTTCCACGACGTGCCAGAATCTGCGCTCTAACCTTTTCTGGATTGTCAATGTGCCACTGCCGAGCCCGCTTTCTGGCAGCTTCTATGTTGTTATTACGGTACCGAAGCTGGTGAGCTGCGTACCGTTCTTTGACCCCTGGCTTGAGGAAATATTGTCTGCGCTTCTCTTTCTGCCGCTCTCGAAATTCTGGGTGAGAATTCCAATAAGCCCTCTGGTAAGTGGCATGCTTAGCTCGACGCTCTTCCTCGCTATCCATTGTCAATCGCCGTTAGAGATACCTGCTCCATCGTGAGCTGATTACCATTCAACTCAACCTTCGCACCATCTGGCTGGGCCAGTGAATACACCTTGTCCTTGGACAATTTAACGGTGAATTCCTTGCGGTAATCCTGGTTCCACAGCGTCTCGTTGACATGGCCGAAGGTGGCTTTGAGGACGTAGGTGGAATCGAGCGGGTTCTTCTTGGACAGGCTCCAAGTGGAAAACCAGCCGACGAGCACGCCGACATCCGGCAATCGCACCGAACCGTCAGTGCCGCTGACCTTGTTGATAGAGAATCCGACATCATCGGGCATAAGAGGTGGGCCTCCAATACAACAAAAAGACGCCAGCCATCACCGACTACTTCACGCTCATTCGCGTGGGGTGTAATCGGATCAGGCTGGCGTCAGTGTAGGGGATGGGTGCTAGTAGAGGGTCGGATTCCTACAGGTCGAGAATCCAGTTCCCAGAGGCGCGGAAGTTCCCGGTGATACGCACGGCGTCGGAGACACCTGCGGTCACGGTCGCATCCACGTAGCCAGAGCCGTGAGCCACTTCGGTTGTGCCATCCACGGCCCACAGGGCAATGGACACCGGAGTCGTGGTTGCGGCGTTGGTGAGCAGGATGTCACCCGAGGAGTCGAGGAATCCGGAGAAGGACCCTGAGATGTCGGGCAGACCGACCACGTAGGTCTTGTTGGTATCGCCGAAGCTCGTGACCTCAATCGTGTCGCGGGCTCGGTTGAGCGTCCACTGCGCCTTGGCTGCGACTTTCGTGCCGCCAATGTAGATCGCAGCATTTGCTCCTGAAATTCTGGTATCGCTGTTTGCCACTTGCAGTCTCCATTCCTAGTGGGGACCGCGGCGCGTGGGCACGCTCAGGTCTTGAATTCGCTTCTTAGGCGAAAGTCTGTTGGGTCCAGATGGCGTACGTGCCGCCCCTGCGATAGATACGGTTGCCCGTCTCATCCAATTCGGTGATTCGCAGACCCTCCTTGCGACGGCAGTACATCGTTCCTTGGTCAGTTACCGGCAGCAGCGAGTTCTCCAGCGTGGATGAAACCATCTGATCTAGATCACTGGCTGCAACTTGATCGCGCGCCCAAGCCCAGACATCGAAACTGGCCCGGATGATGCGGCCGGAAAAGTCGTCGTCATACGGCGCTGACACCATGCCATAGGTCAGAAACGGATAGTCGGTGTCCTTGGGTGCTACTTCCTCGTGGATGCCATGGACCGCGGCCTTGAGGGTCAGGTTGGCCCGCAGAGTTGCCACGAGGGCTTGGACGATTGGCTGCTCGGTGGTCGTCGTCACTTGCCAATCGCCCTAGCTAGACGCGCCCGGTAAGCAGACCGCTGTGCGGCCAGCGCCGGACGAAGGTAAGGTTGAGCCCGATTGTGCCGCGTCCCGAACTCCTGGTACTTGGCGTACGGGGTGGGCGATACGACTCGGGCAACGAAAACAGGCCCGCCAGCAGCGGGTTCGGCATGGACCTCGGCACGCAGGCGACCAGTCAGTACTGGAGCCCGCTTCTGTGCATCGGCCGCAACAGCTTCAGCGGTTTCATTCACGGCAGCTTCGATTCGCGCCGCGTACTGGGCGTAGAGCTTCGCGGCGTTGAAACGGACGGTCATTAGTCCCAGCCGTCGATGTTGTCGAGTGTCATCTTCAGCTTGCCGCCAGTCAGGTCAGCTACGGAGATGGTGATGGTCGGCTGACGCTGCGCGCTGAGAAGGACATGCACCAGCAGAGCATGAATCCCCGTTGCGTACGCGGCATTGTTATAGGCCACTGCGGTCTTGATGTCGTTGCTCGCTTGACCTGTTCCAAGAGCCACCATCGCAGAACCGTTTGAGGTCAGACCCTCGATAACCTGCACGAACGCCGCATTCACGAAGGTCTTATCGGGGACCGGATCGCCAGCAAGAACGATGGTGCCCTGCGCGCCGCCGTGAACAGAGAAGTCATACGTCCAGAAGGCTGTCGCCCCTTCAGCCGCAGCGTAGGCGGGCTGCTCGAAGTCATCGGCATAGACCTGACTGGAAACGTGCGCGTGCTGCCCGATGAAGTCCCGACCCATTACTCGGCTCTCCTCAATGAAACTTCGAGCATGGGCTGAAGCGTAGATTCGGCCGTGGTATCGCTGACGGTGAATGTGCGGCTCTCGATAATCGCCTGATCCCCTGATTCAATATCGGTCCCCACTGGCAAGTACAGCCGGTAGGTATTCACCAGCGCTTGGATGCCGCCGACGATGGTGATGACTGGCGTGGTCCGCGACGACAGCCAGCCAGACGGGAACCCGACCGTGGCGTACACCGACACGTCATCGCCTTCGGCTCCTTCGATGATCGTCTCACGCATGACGACGACGGGAGTCGTCATCTGCAACTCGGCGATACCTTGTAGCGCCGCGATCTCTGAAGGGCTAATCACAGCGCGTGGAACCTGAACGGCTCAAGCAGCCACGCGGCTTCATCGGGGATGTCAGGCATACCCGAACTGCTGGTCCTAGGCAGCGTAGCGACGCTCGGCCGCATCTCGACTTCACCTGGACCTACGCGCAGGGCAGTCAGACCACTCAATCCGCGGGCCGCGATGCGGCTCTTGGCGATCATGTCCGTAGCAATCACGCCCGTTGCTCGTGCGATGGCCGGAGCAAGGGTGTAGTTGTAGTCGGCAGTTACAACCGCACCCGCAGTCAGTTCGGTGTCGTCGTGCTCGGCGGTGCCTTCGTTGTAGTCGATGGTGAAGTTCCCAGTCGAGACGCTACCGTCGATGTAGATCGTTGGAGTCACGGCCGTATCCCACCACTGATTCGCGGCGCGGAAGGTTTGGCCGTCCGTCTCGAATAGTTCCTCGCCGATCACCGGGAATGATGAGCCGTAGTGATAGTTGATCGAGGCAATCGGGACCGACAGACCGAGGTTGGCGATCTGCGGGAAGATTCCGATACCCAGCGTCAACGCCACGATCTCGACGTAGCCCGCGGAGTTGTTGATGACCGTATCGGTGGTCTGAATGTCGATGTAGTTCTGGTTAGTGACCAAGATGCGAAAGGAGTCAATGCTCTTGAGTGGCTGGTGCCACGGGTAGACGCGGCGCTGTGCCGCATTGATATTCCAGACGTGTCGCTCATCGGTGGTGATCCCGCCGCGAAAATCGTGCGGCTGTGGCAGGTTTGGAGTGGTGCAGTAGGTATTCACCCGTGCCGCTGCACCTTGCAGGATGGCCCGCAATTCCGCATCCGAGAACGGCGACAGATCAGCGCCGAAACCTGAGTTGCGGTAGGCAGCCGTTGTCAGATAAGAAACCACGGCTTACCTCCGAGAGTGAGGAAGGAGGCGGCTGAGATCGGCACCAGCCGCCTCCAAATGGTCTACGCCTCGAAGCGAGCGCGAACCTTCGCGCTGAACGGAGGCGTGAGCTGCGCGAGTCCGACCATGATGTACACGATGAAGTAGCGGACGAGCTGTCCACCGACACCCATCGGAATCTCAATCGTGGTGACGGTATCCGAACCGAGGTACGGCATCACCCAGCCCGACTCATCGAGCACGTAGATGTCGGCGTTGTCCTTGCCTGAGTAGTCGTAGAACCCAATCGAATCGCCGGGGACTCCCACGAATGGCAGGATTCCGACGTTCGTGGCAATCGCGGTCACGTCCACGCCGGGGACGAAGTTCACGCGATCCTGAGCGTTGATGATCCGCACGAACTGCGTGTTCTGGCGGTTCCACTCGGTGTGCTCGGCGAAGCGCGAGTAAACCACGGATGGGTTACCACCAGCATCGCTGATGTTGGATGCGGCGAGGTTGATCCCGTCAGTCACGCTGGCCCTGTTGGCAAGAGTGGCCGAGGAGATATCGATGTTCACGTCGTTGGTGTTGCTCTTGAGCAGCAGCCGCAGCCCATCGAAGGCATTGGCGTCGTACAGGCCGTTCTCGTCGTCGGCCGTGCCGCCAGAAGCAGTGGCGTTGCCCTGGAAGATGGTCTTCTGGAGCTTGTGGGCCATGGCGGTCAGTCCGCCCTGGAGCTCAAGGTCCTGAAGGTCATAGCCAGCGCCGCCAGCCTGAACCGCCAGAGAAGCCTTCAGCCCAACACCGATGCGCCGAGCGAGCACCGAGATGGGTGCGGTCGCGCGGTTGTAGGTGTTCTGGTCGTCCACGACGGTACCCAGTTCGGAAATGAACTGCGCGTCGCCGTAGGTGAGCTGCTGGTTGAAGGCGTGGACGAGTCCGTTGGCCGGGGTCTTGCGGAAACGCTCCCAGCCTGGGAAGCGCTTGACGAACAGAGCGTGAACCACAGGATCGAGGTCCTGCCGGATCAGAGGTGCGGCACCAGCCGAATCCACAGCCCGCAGCAGCATCTCGTTGCTCTGGATGGCCTGATAGATCGCCTGAGTGTTGCCCTGCCGCCCGACCCACGATTCGAGTGGAACGCCGACATCGCGGCGCTGGGTCTGCTCAGACCAGATCGCCATGAGCTGCGACTCGCTCTTGGTGAGCATCTTGTCGCGCATGTCGATCAGATCGGAGCGCTGCATGAACTTGTTGCCGCTTCCCGAGCCGCTAATCGCGGCGACGGGGCTGTCCGGCGTGTCATTGAGCTTGTCGAGGGCGCCGGTCTTGACGTGCTCCTCCAGCGCCTCGTAAATCTTCTGCAAGGTTGGATCAATTGCCATGTGCTATTTCTCCAGCGACTTGAGGACGCTGGCGCTGTAGATGCCGCCGAACCTGGCTTCGAGGTCTTCAAACTGCGAAACCTTGTCGGCGACCACCGCCTTGCGTCCGAGGGGGGTCTTGGCAATTCCCTTCACGATCTCGGTTGCCAACTTCAGATTGACACGGGCGTCGTGAAGTTCCTGCTTGAGCGCATCACGCTCGCCGCTGACCGTCTCGACCTGCTTGCGAAGCCCATGAAGTTCAGAAGTCTGAGACTTCACGAGGTCTGCAAGGGCCATGGCAGAGCGGGAGATGGTGTCGTTCAGCAGGGCCTGTTCGCCGCTATCTGCGGCCGAGCCAGCGGACTCAGGTAGGCTTTGCTCAAGCGCCTGCGCTGGAGTCTCATCAGGAGTTTCCGCGACGACAACGGATTCCTTGATGAGTTCGGGAGTAGCCTCCTTGGAGGACTCGCCAATACCGGCCTTGCGTGCTGCGGCACGAACCGTGTCGCAACCGCACTGGTCGTTCGAAGGATCACCGCAGCGCGCTAGGGCGTTGCGAATGTGAGCCTTGTCTGGAATGGGGTACTTGCGCTTGGCTGGACACGCGAACTGCGACTCGGACAGATTGGAACGTGCCTCGCCGGTCAGCGGCGCCTTGGTCAGTTCGACCTCGGCCGCAAAACTGACCTCCTCCTTGCCAGCCTCAAGAGCGTCCATCTCGGCGTACAGCGCATCGGCCGCAGCCTGATCGCCTTCTGGCAGGTTCTCCCAGTCAACATCGAGGTCCTTTAGGAGATCGTCTATGCGGTCTAGCGCTCGCTCGGCGACGACTTCCAGATCAGCAGCCTTCTCAACTTCGGGCTCGGCATCTTTCTTGGCCTTCTTGTTAGACGCCGCAGTCTCGTTCTCGGTCGGCGCTCCGGTATCAACCGGGCCGTCAGTATCTACAGTCACGGTTGATCCCTTCCCATCGTGCGATACCCAGACCTTGGCCTTCGATGTATCGACCGTCGTGGTCGTACTCGGAGAGGATGTGGTGAAGGTCACGGAGGGCTCAGATGAAGCGGTGAAGAACTCCTCGTTGGTGTCCTCTGGCTCCTCGGCGTCCAGACCCAGTTCTTTCACGGCTTTGACCGCGTTCAGCACAAAGGCCCGCGGGTTATCAGGGATGCCGACGATGGACGCCTCCATCAGCTTCAGAGCATCGAAGGTGTAGCCACCCGAGGCGTTCTTCTTGGCGCTGCCCTTCGGAATCCGCGCCCCAATGGAAACGCCGAGCTGCGATCCGCCTTCCACGAGGTCGTAAATCTTCTCGGACTTCTCGTCCTTCGCCAGCACGATGTCGGTCACGAGGTCCCAGATCGGCTTGCCATCGTTGTCGAAGGTTTTGGACTGCTGGACGTAGGCGTTCTCGACATGGCCGAATACGTCATCCGGCACCTTGTACGAGTGGTTGCGGAAGATGGTCTTGCCTTTGGCAGACTCGGCCATCATGTCCAGCGCGGATCGACTTACGACATCGCCGCTCAAATCCTCGATGGATGAGGACGCGATGGTACGCAACCGCTTACGACCGTCGCCCGTGGGAGAGAGTGGATGCATGGCCCCCGAGGCGATCTTGAAGTGTGGCCCCTCGGGATTGCGGTTTTCAGCCGCATTCGAGTTTTCCATTTGCTTGGTCGCCTCCTGGCAATTCTTCGCGGCGGTATGAGCTGTGGCAAAGGCGCGGGACTCATCGCCGTGGGTAGACAGCGTGTCATTGAAGACACGACGAAATACCGTCTTGCAACGGTCTGAATATTGGGAAGTCGCGGCGGGTAGATCGGAGTTCGAGGAGTACGGCACGTTGCTGCCCTCCTCTACGCGCTGACGGGAACTAACTCCGTGTTCGCGTGCAGGTCCCGAATGTGCTTGTCGAAGGTGTCTGCGGCCGTATCCCACCTGAAGGTTTCGCGGACGTGGGCCATACCTACCTTGGCGTAGCGCTTTCGGAATCCGGCGTTCAGGTACAGATGCTCGATTGCCTCTGTGAAGGCTGGAATGTTCGCCGCGTACACATCCTGACCACCTGGTGCGGTCAGTTCATAGCCGCCGTCGATCAGGATGCCGCCCGGACCCACCACTTCTGGAATGGCGCTCACGTTCTGGGCGATGACTGGAACCCCGCAAGCCAGAGCCTCGGCAATCGTCAAGCCGAATCCTTCGCCCATCGAGGTCGTCACGAACAAGTCTGCGGCGTTGTACAGCGTCACCAGCTCTGAGACTGACCAGCCGGTGTAATCGCTGAAGTTCTCGGGCAGTTTGAATCGCGCCGCTGTCTCGGTATCGCGGGTGAATAGCTCGGGCATCTGCACGCCGCCCGCGTAATCGCTCTTGCCGCAGTGGAAACGCACGGTGATGTCGGAGTGGCGCTTCATCACTGGCAGAAGGGCTTTCCACGTCGCCGCGAAATCCTTACGCCACGAGTTCTTGTCCACACGCAGGATCAGGAACTGATCTGCTGACTCTCCGAGTGCTTCCTTGGCCTCACGCTTAGATGTGATCCGCTGATCCTTGAAGTACACCGGAGTCTGCGGCGTGGCCGGATGGAAGACCTGCGGGTCAATGCCGTGATAGGCGAGGTCCGCTCCGGGCATCTGGTTCTGGCCGAACTTGCTCATCGCGATCTCGTTAGACACCTGCCACGGCTCGCCGTTGACCTTGATAGACCGCAGGGCGTCCCAGCTTCGCGGCCCGTTCAGACCATCGCGGGTCTGATAGGTAATCAGCGGGCGGTACTTCAGCAGCACCAGCTCGGGGTCGAAGGAATTGCGGAACAGGTAATGGATCAGAATCGGCGGGTCATTGAACAGGACTACCACGTCGGGTTCCACGGCGCCTAAAGCCTCGACCACTCGGCTGTAGCCGTAGACATCCTTCTGTTCTTTGCCGTTTGCCATCATCAAGCTGACCCGCGATGGCTTAGCATCGCCGCGGTAATTGACAGCGAGGACCGTGATTTCGTGGCCGCGATCCACCAGCCGATTACACAGTTCCTCTGAGGCTCTCCCGAACCCTGTTGCCGCCCAGTCGCCAATCCATAAACAGCGGCTCATGTCCAGCAGCGAAGGCAGGTTCTCGCGTTTCCAGCCCGGATCAGGTGCTCCACGTCGCCGCGTCCACCCTCACCTGTGAAGATCGACTTCCGCTTGATGTCATCAATATTGCAGGATTCCGAGGTCTTGGAATCGAGCATCAGGTGAACGATCCCAGACGCGCGGTTCAAAATATAAGTTCGGATCATTGACGCCTCACGATCAGCGTACAAGGCGGATCAGTGGTCTGAATCGTGGTATCGCTGTAGTGCAGCTCCCACTGTACCTGATAGGTACCTGGACGCGAGAGATCATCTGCGGCCCATGAATAACTGACCTTGCCGTTAGGCGCATCAGGAATATCGGCGTTGGCATTGACAGTGTAGCGGCGGTCGGATGCCTCGCGCATCTGGAATCGCACGCTATCTACGTCAGATAGGTCGATAGGATCGCCGCTAACTGAATCCTTGAGGGTCGCCAGCAGATCAGGTTTCGTGTCGCCTTGTACGAGCTGGATTTCACTTGCCATGCGGCCCTCCTAGACGATAACCGCGTCAATGGTCAATGAATGGGCGATGTAGGCATTCATGCTGAACGACCTGCGGTGTACGGCGACCCCGAGATCGGAAGTAGTGGCAGTGGCGGTCAGATCAGCGGTGATACCACTCGTGGTCAGGTCTGCAAGGATGCTGTGGACTTGCAGGTCTGAGACGATGGACGAAACCGTTAGGTCGGCACTGATGACCGCCGCAGAACAATCGGCGCTGATGTGGGACGGATGAATCCCAGCGATCCAAGCGTCGATGGTGAAGGATGCGGCCTGTTCTCGCTTGAGTACCGCGTCGGCGGTGAGAGCAGGAGTCTGGGTCCTGAATAGAACCGCATGGGCGGTGAAGCTCGCCGAGCGAGCAACCTTGATAACGGAATCGGCTGTGAATGACGCGCTCTGAGAACGGCGCAGGACCGCATTGAGCGTGAGGGAGGCGGCCTGAGTCCGGGTGATGACCGCGTTGAGCGTGAACGCCTTGGCGGTCGGTGCCAGAACGGCATCGAGCGTAAGAGAGGCGCTTCGCGGGGACAGCAGTACCGCGTTGGCGGTGAAACTCGCCTGGCGAGCCTTGCGAAGCACCGCATCGGCTGTAATCGAAGCCGAAGTTGTCTTCCGCTGGATCGCGTCAACGGTGAACGAAGCACTTTGCGTTCGCCGCAGAACCGCGTCGGTGGTGAATGTAACAGATTGAGCGCGCTTTGCAATAGCGTCGAGGGCAAGACTTCTGGCCTGCGTGCGTTGTATGACGCTATCAAGGCTGAGCGAAGTTGAAACCGTCGCTCGGACAATTGCATCGAGGGTGACTGCGGCGCTCTGTTCTCGCTTGAGAATTGCATCGAGGGTCAGGCTGGCCGACTGCGACCGCTGAATGACTGCATCGGCGGTAAGCGATGAGGTCTGGGTGGCCTGGAGAACTGCGTCGATGCTGAAGGCGGTAAAGCCGACTCCGCCGACGAAGGCATCCAGAGTGAATGACGCGCTCTGTGGAGCGAGGATGACGGCATCCAGCCGGAAGCGCGGCATGATGACCGCATCGACCGTCAGCGCAGCCGTCTGCGTCTTCAGCAGGACCGCATCCAGACTGAAGACCGGCATGATCGTCGCGTCGAGAGTGAACGCGGCGACCTGGGTCCTGAAGATCACCGCGTCGGTGGTCAGCGCCGCGGTCTGAGTGCGGAATAGAACGGCGTCCGCAGTCAGCGACGCGGATTGCGTTCGCAGGAGTACCGCATCGGCGGTGAAGGACGCTGACTGACTCTTGAACAGAACCGCGTCAGCGGTCAGGGAAGCGGCCTGAGTCCTGAACAGAACCGCATCTGCGGTGAGACTTGCAGCCTGGGTCTTGGTTAGGACTGCATCCGCCGTGAAGCTCGCCGACTGCGAGCGGAACAGGACGGCATCCGCTGTGAGGCTGGCTGCCTGGGTCCGTAGGATGATGGCATCCGCGGTGAGCGAAACGCTCTGCGTCCGCAGCAGGATCGCGTCGAGAGTGAAGGACGCTACCTGAGTCCCCGAGGCGATGACCGCATCTGCGGTGAAGCTGGTCGTGTGACCGATCAGCATCGTCGCCACATCGCTGGTCGTGGGCGACTCGGCGGTTATTCGGTTGAAACTCCCAGTGCGAGTTGCAACATCGCTGGTCTGTGGCGATTCGGTGCTACTGCGATTGAAAGTAACGCTGCGAGTTGCTATGTCTGAGGTAGTGGGATTCTCAGCGTCATCCCGATTGAAACTGCCGGTACGAGTGGCCGCATCGCTGGTTGTCGGTGCTTCAGAGGTGGACCTCTGGAATGAACCTGTACGAGTGGCGGCGTCACTGGTGGTGGGAGCTTCAGACGTTGTGCGAGTGAAGGCAACCGACCGGGTAGCAACGTCCGAAGTAGTCGGCGCCTCAGAAGTAACGCGGTTGAACGTACCTGTCCGAGTCGCAACGTCGGAGCTGGTCGGCGATTCATTGTCGGTGCGGCTCTCACCAGCGACAGCCAGAGCCGCGTCCGAAGTGGTCGGAGACTCAGAAGTGGTACGGAAGAACGTACCCGTGCGGGTCGCAGAATCCGAGGTAGTCGGACTCTCGGCGGTAGTCCTTGCGAATGCGACGACCCGCGTCGCAACATCCGAGGTTACCGGGGACTCAGATGTGGTCCGCTGGAATGATCCAGTTCTAGTCGCGACATCCGAGGTCGTCGGCGCTTCGCTGGTGGTCCGATTGAAGGAACCTGTCCGCGTGGCTACGTCTGAGCTTGTCGGGCTCTCAGATGTAGTTCGAGATGCCGCGACCTGACGAATCGCCACATCGCTGGTAGTGGGCGCCTCAGTCGTAGAACGGCTAAAGGCAACTTGGCGAGTCGCAACATCGGAGGTGGTGGGAGATTCTGTGGTCGAACGAGAGAAAGCAACCTGACGAGTCGCCGCATCCGAAGTGGTAGGGCTCTCCGAGGTCGTCCTATTGAACGTCCCGGTACGAGTGGCGACATCAGAGGTAGTCGGAGATTCAGAATCAGTCCGGTTGAATGAGCCAGTTCGCGTGGCTGCGTCAGAAGTCGTCGGAGCTTCAGTGCTGCTGCGCGAGAAGGCAACCTGTCGCGTGGCGACATCAGATGTCGTAGGTGATTCCGACGTGGTGCGGTTGGCGGTCTTGACTGCCACCGCCGCATCAGAGGTGGTCGGAGCCTCAGACGTTGTTCGGTTGAATGTCCCCGTGCGGGTGGCAACATCGGAGGTCGTGGGCGCTTCTGCGCTCGTCCGGTTGAATGTGCCGGTGCGAGTTGCGGCGTCAGAGGTTGTAGGAGACTCGGAGGTCGTGCGATTGAAGCTCGCCGTCCGAGTCGCTACATCCGAAGTGGTAGGAGCCTCGGTCGTGGACCGCAGAAAAGCAACAGAACGAGTCGCTACATCCGAGCTGGTTGGAGCTTCAGATGTGGTCCTGTGGAACGTGCCAACCCTGGTGGCAACATCGGAGGTGGTAGGGCTCTCGGAAGTCGTACGGTTGAACGCAACCTGCCGCGTCGCGACATCCGAAGTAACGGGCGCTTCGGAGGTTGTCCGATTGAAACTACCTACCCTGATGGCGACATCAGAACTAGTGGGCGCTTCAGATGTAGTGCGGTTGAAAGAGCCAACGCGCGTCGCAACATCAGAAGTAGTCGGAGCCTCAGATGTAGTCCGGGTCCACTGATTCGGCCCACTGACGGGAACGCCGGGGCGCGGAACAAAAGGCTGTGGATACCGCCGAAAGATACGGCCGCGACTCATTCAGTTGTCACGCGAGAATTCGGCACGGTAATGCCTCGGTCAACTCCATTGAATTGGAGTGGCCGCTTACGGCGGCCAGTCGGTCAGCTTGTGACTTACCACCACAGTATCTCCATCTCTGGTCGATACTGTCTTGGCTAATGGGGACGCTCTAACCCGTCGTGGTCACCGTCGATGTGATTGTGAGCGAATCCGTGTTGACCACTACCGCGTCTGCGTTAAGCACGGCCTCGAAGACCATGACCCCACCAGCAGTCGTGTTTGCGGCGGTGAACAGCGCCATGCGGTGAACGGTCACGGTGCCGGTCACCGCAAATGTGTTGGCGGCGGTGTAGAAGTTGTTGCCGCCAGTGTGAGCAAAGGTCGTCTTGGCGCGACCCAGACCGTTGCCCGTCTGCTCCGAGGTTAGGGTCGTGTTGCCTGCACCTGCACCACCTGTATCGGCGGTGACGCCCATGAAGCGCGGCGTGCAGGTCGGCTGAACGTGATAGCCGTTGGTGTTGGCGGGAGTCGTGCCCGTCATCGTGTCTGAAGTACCAACCCACCAGCCGTCGATGGTCAGGATGGTGGCGGAGTTCGTGCCGATGTTGCCATAGACCGGAGCCGTAGTCAGACCAGTCACTGGCATGAAAACGCGCCAGCCCTTGTACTGGTCGGTGGTCATGCCACCACCAGACGGAGTGACAGCAGTAGCCGTCACAGTGGTAGCTGCCCCGTCCTTGCCAAGTGAATTACCAAATGCCTGATCCCACAGGTCGCGGCCGACGTTCGTCAGCAGGTTATGGCTGACGCCCAGATCATCAATGGTCCCATCGGCGTGGGTGATGAAGGCATGAACCTGGTCAGGGCCGAGATGGAGGTGCTGCTCGACCTTGCGATTACGCATGATGGAGAAGTCCACGATGTCCGAGGTGCGGACACGCTGAATCTCCGTAGAAACCTCTCCGCCCAGTACGATCTTGGGATGTGCCATTGGTAGCTCCTTGCGATACCGAGGATGACGGCGCATAACGCCTCCAACTAAAAGACCCGCCAAATGGCGGGCCTTATTTCAATCGCCGCTACTCGCGGCTGAGTAAATGCTCCGGTAAGAAGCCCACCGCACCGTCGTCGGTCACGATTTCCCAGTGCTCCTCGGTCCGCTTGCCGACCGCGATCCCTTCGGAGTCGTAGACCCGTTCGACCTGATCAAAGTGATGGATGGTGCCCTTCACCGTGCGGAGCACGGGTTCGCCCGCCTTGCCGTGATCCGGCCGCCCCTCATGTACGTCTTCATAGACGCCGTGCTGCAACGTGAAGGTGCCGCTATCCCCATCCGCGAAAGGCTTACCATCCTTGGTCTTCAGGGTTGCTTTAGCCATTGGGCCTCCTTTTCTTTGCGTCGTTTCCACCACGCCGCTCGCGCTTGAGACATTTTCTCGCGAGCCTCGGCTGTATGTGGTTGGTGCAAACGACCCGTAGCTTTCGCCGCGATCTTGGCCTTCGTCACTGTGCTGTGCGGTATGCCTTTGTTCCAACCGCCCATTGAGCGATGACGGCCTTTCGCGAACATGTCCCTGTTGTTGTCTGCGTAGGTCCCAAGCCACAGATGGGTTGGCTCAATGCAGTTACGCACGTCGCAGTGATGGCAAACACTCATTCCTTTAGGAATCGGACCATTAGCCAATTCCCAAGCGGCTCGATGTACCTTAGTCAATTGTCGAGCGATGCCAATAACTCCGTAGCCCGTACGCTTATCAACGTACCCAGTCCACAAGAGACACCCGTTTGCGTCTCGGATAGACCTACGCGCTAGGGTTTCGATCAACGTCTCTCTCGTGTGCCGCTGAGGCTTGATGTGTTCCCCGGCCGCGATCCTCTCTGCTCTCCGTTTGGCATTCTTGATCCGATGCTGCTCTTTGGTGCTCATGGAGCCTATTCTATCACATGACAGAACTAGGTTACGTGATTTCCTCAAATGTGCACATGGCTTCCCAGCTTGTCAGCGTGGTCGGTGTACCGACTAAAGCCAGCGTGAAGGTCTGGTCGATGAGGACGAGCGGCCGCTCCTCGGGAGTGAATATCTTGATCCAGCCATTGAGGTTGTTGAAACCCTCTTGACCCATGACCGTGAAGGTACCACCACCGTTAGAGGAAGAGTTCACACCGCACGATGATGCGGCGCCCGAGGTCGAGCCAGTAATGGCCGAGGCCACGATGCCCTGAATGGTTGGAGCGGGAGTAGCGGTGCTCATAGTCGAGAACGCCGAAGCCTTCAGGCCCCAACGGATACCCAACTCCTGGCTGGTGCTCGTCCCATGCTGACCGCAGGACATGGAGTAAATCTGGAGGATCGAGGCACGCGAGGAGAGCGCGGTCGCGGCGCGGATCGTGATGATCTCACCAGAGGCGATAACGGTCGCAGACGCCATGGTGATTGTGTACAAGCTACCCGACACGGCGTCTCCTTACTGCGGTAAAAGCTGAAGCATTGGATTAGTGTAGGGAATCTGACCTGCGGCGACTGCGGCTGGGGTCCACGCGACGTACAAGGCCATGAAGCAGACCATCGCAATACGAGTTGAGGATGTGACCTGAGTAATGCGGGCCACGGGAGACGAGCCTACAGTCACCGTAGGACTGGTCGTCAATGCACCGAAGCTGATCTTCCAGCCAGTGGCATAAGTGCCCGCAGCGGTCCCTGACCAGAACGCCCCTGAGACGCCGCCAGTACCCAACGCGACATTCGCGATCACCGGATTGGACGAGATGCCGAAGGTGCCCTGCTTGGCACTGGTGCTAACAGGTGCGGCGGTGACAACAACTTCCTGTACCGCGAGGACCGTATCGCTGGCTCCAACCCCAGCCGTCGCGTAAGTCGTCAGGTTAGCGTCGAAGTTGCTGTTCGCAGAACTAGTGGCATTACGAATCTGCCCAGTGGCCGACCCGGTGCCAAGGTCCGCAACCCCAACTGGCGGCGTGTTATCAATGTTGCT